CAGATCGTGGCAAGAAGAATCTTTATTATACGGCAGCAGAGTCTATCAACAATCTTGTGTCTGCATTGAAATACATAACTCGATAGTCTGCTATACTTATACTAATAGAAACGAGAAAACTAATGACGAAAAATTTACTACATACGGTTATGATTAAGCCAGAGGAAAAGCCAATCCATCCTATGGATATAGCAGGACTTGAGGCAAAGATTAAAGAAGGATATACGATTACTCGTGTAGATAAGCATACAACAAAGAAGACTTTTGCTCCATCTACTATTGCATACGGACACGGTGAGTGTGCTAGGTACTGGTATCTTGCTTTTGATGGACAGGTGTTCGAAGATAATGCAGATGCCTATGCAGCAGCAAACATGACTGCAGGAACACTGTCTCACGCAAGAATTCAAAATGCAATGATGAATGCTGGAATAGTTAAGGTTTATCGTGACGAAAACAATGAGCCTACAACAGAGTTTAAGATTAAGCATGATGACCCACCTATCTTTGGATACGGTGATGTTATGTTTGATTGGCAGGGAGAAGAACTCATTGGTGAAATTAAAACAATGATGAATGAGGGATTCGAATACAGAAAGGCATCAGGCAAGGCAAAGAATGGCCACCTAATGCAATTACTTATATATATGAAGATTCTAAAGAGACCAAAGGGGGTTATGATTTATGAAAATAAAAATAATCACGAACTTCTTTTGATCCCAGTAGATGTAAACGATCATTACCGTCGGTGGGTAGACCAGGCATTTGATTGGATGAGATCAGTTCGAAAGGCGTGGGAAGATAAAACCCTGCCAACCAAAAACTATAGATCAAACTCCAAGATATGCAAGTCATGCCCAATTAAAAAAGCATGTGAGTCTGCAGGTACAGGCGTACTAAAAATAGCGCCTCTGGAGATTCTCGGTGAAGAATTGTAAATATTGTGATAAAAGTTTTACGCAGTCAGTGTCTTATCAAATATACTGCTCTGCAGAGTGTAGAGATTTAGCAACAAAAGAAAAAATTGCTGAAAGATATTTGCATTCAAAAAGACAAAAGAGAAGGGGGAAGACAAGGCTTTGCAAGTCTTGCTCTTCTCCTCTCTCCATATATAATGATGACGCAGTTTGTTCTTCATGTGCTATTAATCCAGATGCAGTTACAAAAGCAATGAAAGATATAAAGGGTAGGATAAATGGTAAAAAATAAGTGGGGGCTAGAACTAAAGCCACATAAAATTTGTGCTATTGACGCTAGTACTAATAGCCTTGCCTTTGCATTATTTTCTGGAGATGATCTTGATTCTGTTGGAAAGATTAACTTTGAAGGAAAAGATGTCTACGAAAAAGTAATGGATGCTGGTAAAAAGGTAAAAGCCTTTTTTGATATTTATGGTGGGTTTGAGGCAATAGTTATTGAGCATACCGTATTCATGAATAGTCCAAAAACTGCTGCCGATCTTGCTTTAGTTCAAGGAGCAATACTTGGATCAGCAGGACAGTCTGGGACCAAGGTTATAGGAAAGGTATCTCCAATAACATGGCAAAACTATATTGGAAATAAAAAAATATCAAAAGATGAGCAATTATACATAAGGTCACAGAATCCAGGAAGGTCATTGTCTTGGTATAAAACTTATGAAAGAAACCTTCGAAAAGAAAGAACTATTAAGTTTATTAATACTATCTATGATAGATCTATTACAGATAATGATGTAGCAGATGCTTGCGGTATTGGTCATTGGGCACTAAAGAATTGGGGAAAAGCAATTGGAGTTGACAACTAGTATTATGGCTGCTAAACTATATACAAGTGAAACCTTTATGCGTAAGAGGTATCTTATGGATAAAAAAACACCAGAAGAAATTGCAAAAGAGTGTGGTTGTTCTTTAGAAACAATCTACGTATACCTTGCTAAATTTGGACTAAGGAAGTCAAAGAGATGAGTTATATTAAAAAAATGATGTTTATATTATCGCTGATTGCTACAGCAGGTGTAGCATATACATTAGTCACAATAAAAAATATTCCAGATTTCAATTGGGATTTAAGAGATGAGGATGAAGATGAGTTCTGAGACACAGTTTACAATAGGTCAGGTATGTGATGAGATCAAAGAGATGCTTATCAGAAAAAATAAATCTTACGGAGACTCTGCTTTAAACCCTGTTCGGATATTTTCTACATCCGATAGCATTGAGCAGTTGTATGTAAGAATTGATGACAAGTTGTCAAGAATAACAAGAGGTGGTGCTTTTGTAGGAGACAATGATGTAGACGACCTAATAGGATACTTGATATTGTTAAAAATAGCACGGGAGTTAAACAGTGTCAACTGAGGAAGATTTAGTAAAACATCTCGATCAGGTAAACCAGGTTGTAGAAGAATATCTAAAGGGAAATGACCCTACAGTAATTTCAAAGCAGTTATCTATACCAAGACAAAAGGTTGTAACTCTCATTAATGAGTGGAAGGTTATGGCATCTGCTAATGATGCTATTCGTGCTCGTGCCAAAGAAGCACTTGCTGCTGCGGATACACACTACAGCAAGTTAGTTTCTCGTACATACGAAGTTATTGATGAAGCATCTATGACTAATAATCTTAGTGCAAAGACAGCAGGTATTAAACTTGTAATGGACATTGAGTCTAAAAGAATTGATATGCTTCAAAAGGCTGGTCTTCTTGAGAACAAAGAACTTGCAGAAGAAATGATGGAAATTGAAAAGCGTCAAGAAATTCTTGTTGGAATATTAAAAGACATAGCATCTGAGCATCCGCAAATAAGAGACATTATAATGCAAAGACTTTCTTCTATTGCAAAAGAAGGTCATGTGGTAACAATAGTTTCTGAGGTAAACAATGAGTAGCCTAGATGAAATACGGATTATAAAATTTGAAGACATAGGTTTAGAAGATGTTTTAAAACACTGCAATGAATCAGCATGGAGAGAAGGCGGTGTTGCAAAGTCTAGATATTCTTTAGAAAAAGGAAGTTCTATAAACAAAAACATTAGAGATGCAGATATTGCTGATATGCCATCTTCATTTTACGAACAAATAGATATTGCAATTGATCCACATATTAAACAATATGCTAAAGATAATAATATAGGCATATCAAAAAACACTGCTTACATAGTTACAAGATACTTAAAGGATCAATTTTTTGTTGAGCATACAGACTCAACAGAAGAGTTTCCTAGAAAAATATCAGCAATACTATACTTAAATGATAACTATAGTGGAGGAACGCTAACATTCACAAAATTTAATAAAACATTTAAGCCAAACAAAGGTAGTCTTTTTATTTTCCCTTCTAGTGAAGAATTTTCTCACTCTGCAGATCCAGTCACAGATGGAATTAAATATGTTATAGTTGGGTTTTGGGAATAATGCCAGACATGTTTGATGAATTTTTAGAAGCGTTGAAGAGCGATCATTTTCAAGAAACACCTGTAGATGCAAGAACATTTGTTGAAGGAGAAGATTACTTAGGTCAGCCACCTTTGTCTGATATTCAGTATGACATAGTTGAAGCCATGAGCCAGATATATCGTAAAGAAGACCTTATTAATATCATGGGCCAAGAAAAGGGATCAAGGTATTATGATAAGTACACAAAGAATGAAATTATTCTGCAACTTGGCAAGGGATCTGGTAAAGACTTCACATCAACCGTAGCATGCTCCTACATCGTATATAAACTTCTATGCTTAAAAGACCCAGCAAAGTATTTTGGTAAGCCATCTGGAGATGCTATCGACTTAATCAATGTTGCTATTAACGCACAACAAGCAAAGAATGTTTTCTTTAAAGGTTTTAAATCAAAGATTGAAAGATCCCCATGGTTTGCTGGAAAATATTATGCAAAGGCTGACTCAATTGAGTTTGACAAATCTATTACCGTTTACTCTGGTCACTCAGAAAGAGAATCGCATGAGGGCCTAAACCTTCTTCTTGCAGTGCTTGATGAGATTTCTGGTTTTGCGTCTGAGGTTGGAACAGGAAATGAACAAGGAAAGACTGCTGACAATATCTACAAGGCTTTCCGTGGATCAGTAGATTCCCGATTCCCTGATCTTGGAAAGGTTGTTTTACTTTCATTTCCAAGATACCCAGGTGACTTTATTTCAGAAAAATATGATGATGTTGTTGCTGAAAAAGAAGTTGTAGAAAGAACTCATAAGTTTACAATTAATCCTTTGCTTCCAGAGGATAGCCCAGATAACTCATTTGAAATTTCTTGGGAAGAAGACCAGATTACATCATATAAGTATCCAGGAGTATTCGCACTAAAGAGACCAACATGGGAAGTAAACCCTACACGAAAGATCGATGACTTCATGATTGCATTCATGACAGACCTTGGGGATGCAATGATGCGCTTTGCATGTGTACCAACTTTTGCATCTGATGCATTTTTTAAGCAGGCAGATAAAGTAAGAGCCTGCATGACACTAAGAAACCCAGTAGATAACTTTAGAAGGTTTGACGAATCATTCAAGCCAGATCCAACAAAGAAATATTATGTGCATGCTGACCTTGCACAGAAACACGATAAGTGTGCTGTTGCTATTGCTCATGTTGACAAGTGGGTAAATATCCAGGTAATTAATAACTACGAACAAGTAGCACCAATAGTTGTAGTAGATGCAGTAGCATGGTGGGAACCAAAGGTAGAAGGACCAGTTAATCTTTCAGAAGTTAAGCAGTGGATTCAGAACCTCAGAAGAATAGGGTTTGATATTGGTATGGTTTCGTTTGACCGTTGGCAATCATTTGATATTCAAAATGAACTAAAGCAGGTTGGAATGAAGACTGATACTGTTTCTGTTGCTAAAAAGCACTACGAAGATATGGCTATGCTTGTATATGAAGAAAGGCTTGCTATGCCTGCAATTGATTTATTGTTTGATGAACTAACACAGTTAAAGATTATGAAAAATGACAGAGTTGACCACCCACGAAAAAAGTCAAAAGACTTGGCTGATGCTGTGTGTGGAGCAATATTTGGGGCAATATCACATACCTCAAAAAATATAGACACTGAAGTAGAGGTCCATACATTTAGAGATAGGCCAAAGACTCCAGAAGAGCAATTTGACTTGGAAAGTCGCAATGTGATACAATATAAACCTAGCCAAATAGAAGAGATAAAAGACTATTTGGACAGACTAAAAACACTATAAACAAGGAGAATAACGAATGAATTCATTCAAGAAGATCGCACTAGCCGTGGTTGCAGCCATGACTTTGGGCATGGTCGCAGTAGCACCTGCAAATGCTACAGTAATGACAGTAGCGGTAACGCTAGATGGAACAGCAAACACAACTAATGGTGTAATTGCTACCCCTGCTACACTGCCAGTCCCAGCAGACAACACAATTGATGCAGCAGACGCATTGCGTTTTGTAGCAACAGTAGCAGCAGGAACATCAGTTACTGCAGTAGCAACTAATGCAACAATCGTATCTGCACTACACACATCAGCAGCACCAGTCGGAGCATCATCAGGATCATCATCTTTGACAATTGCAACAGGTACTGGAACAACTGCAACATTTTTTGTCTACACAAAGACAACAGCAATTGGTACCGTTGTAATTAACAACGGTGGAACAACTCTTACATACTATGTACAGGGTACTGCTGGCAAGATCAACAACCTAGCAGTTTCAGCACCTGTAGCAGGAGCAGCAGGAACTAAGCAGGATATCGTTGTAACTGCAACAGATACATTTGGAAACAAGGTTTCTGGTAAGTCAATTACAGCAACAGTCTTTGCTGCAACAGCAGTGCTAGACACAGCAACAGTAACAACTGGCGCTACACTAACAGACTTTGGAACAGCAACCTTTAAGGCAACTCTTCCAACAACTGGAACACGCTCACTTATCACATTTGCTCCAACAACATCATCAGATGCAACATCTGCAGACGTAGTTGGTCTTCCTGCTCGTGCACTAGCACCATTTGCAGAAATCGCAGTTCGTGATCTAGTGTCAGAACTTGCTGCTGAAAAGGCTGCAAAGGATGCAGCGATTGCTGCTAAGGCTGTAGCAGATGCTGCAGTCGTAAAGGCTGCTTCAGATGCTGTTGCTGCTAAGGCTGCTTCAGACAAGGCACTTGCTGATGCAAAGGTTGCTGCAGATGCAGCACTTGCTGCAGCAGTTAAGGTAGAGACAGATAAGGCTGCTGCTGCTAAGGTAGCATCAGATGCTGCTCTTGCTGCTAAGGATGCACAGATTGCTAAGTTAACTGCAGATAATGCAGCAGCACTTAAGTCTGTAAAGGCTGCATTCAACAAGTTGGCTCTTCAGTGGAACAAGAAGAATCCAAAGGCAAAGGTTGCTTTGCTTAAGTAATCATTCCAACACTAAAGGGGTTGCCAATTATGGTAGCCCCTTTTTTGTGGAATAAAATGGTATAATCATCCTATCAGACATCAGTCTGCAAGGGGGAAAGGTAAATTAAAAGACTAACACGCATACTGACAGCCACACTTTTAGCATTTGGCTGGCTTATTATCTCCCCAGAAGGTGCACACTCTGATGACCCCCTCACAGTAGCAGCCAAGCAGATTGAGAATCTAAATAGCGCAGTAGATAAATTAGACTATAAAGATGGTCTAATAAGCCTAATTGACATAGCAGAGAATAAATTCATGTATGCTAAAAATCTGCGGGATGTCAGAGACGCTGCTCAAGAAGACTATGAAGATGCAGTGGAAGCAGAAGAACTAGCCTTAGAAGAAGTAGAACTTGCACAGTCAAATGTAGATGGCCAGACAGTAACAGTAGAACTTTCCTTTGGTCATAAAGAAGATGCCCTTCAGGATAAGAATGATGCACAGGATGCTCTCAGCATAGCCAATATTAATCTTCAAACAGCACAATCAAATATGCAGTCTGCTGGTGGACAAGGTTTGGCATATACAGTTTATCACTTAACTAGAACATTTCCTGGCATAGCAACTCCAAGTGGAGTTATATGTTCTGGTACTTGGAACTCAAACTCTATGCAACTTCCAGTTTGTGGTAATAGATATGAAAACTTTATAGTTAAATTTACTGGACAGATCACAGTTCCAGACCATTGGACATCAACATATTTTGCAGGGTACACTGACGATGGGTTTAGGATGTATATTAACGGACAACTTGCAGTCAATAACTGGGTAGAGCAAGGTGTAAGATGGAGCGATTATTCTCCAGTCTATGATGTTAGCGAAGACAAGACTTTAGATGTAGAGATATGGTGGTATAACGGAGGAGGTCCAGGCTCTTACCATCTTGGGTGGGCAATTCCTGGTGGATGGACTGGAGCAGGATGTGACTATACTGGTGGCTGGGGAGTAGGATTTAGTTGTAACCTTGGAACATTTTCTTCTGGATCAGGACCAACACAGGCACAAATAGATGCTTATAACCAAGCACTTGCAACAAGAAATGCAGCGCAACAAGATTATAATAACGCCTTGTCAGAATATAATGACAAACTAAATGTTTATAACCAAGAGGTTGCAACATTAAATTCATTAAATCAAACATTAACTAATAAAGAATCTGAATATGACAACGCAGTAAATGATACAGCAGATGCTTTGTCTGAAAAGAATAATGCCATAAATGATTTTAATAATGCAGTCAATGATGTAAATGGTGCAATTGATGACGCATGGCGTTACTATGATGAGCAATCACAAAGAGAAATTCAAAGAGCAATTGCTCAAGCAGCCGCTGCTGCTGCAGCAAACCAGCCTAAGCCAGAGCCATCTCCAAAACCAACACTTGAACCAGAAAAGCCAAAGCCTTCTCCTCCACCAACAGATAAGCCTGAACCTAAGCCAAGTAACGCTACTGGAACAGAAGAGCCAGGGCCAAAGCCAACACAGCCTGGACCAAAACCAGAGCCTACAGATAAACCAAAGCCAGAAGAGCCTAAGCCAGAGCCTACGAAACCAGAAGAACCTAAGCCTGAGCCAACAAAGCCAGAAGAGCCTAAGCCTACACCTGCCCCAACCCCTGAACCAAAGCCAGAACCTACACCAGAGCCTCCTATTGAGCCATCTCCAGAGCCCAAGCCACTTCCAAGGCCAGACTTTAAACCAGCAGAAAATATTGATCCAGTTATCAAGGATGCAGAGTTAGCAGCACTTATTCCAGAAAAGGGTACTGGAAATGCAGAAGATTTATCTGGTGTTATTGCTAATCTTACAAGCAAAGATAATAAACTAGTTAAACTTTCTGTAGAACAAACAGCAGCAGTCAGTCAAACACTTAAGTCTTTAACTCAGGAAGCAAAGGCAGAAGTTGCAGCAGACCTTGGTATTTCTATAGCAGAGGTTGCACAGGTAGCAGAGATAATCAAATCAGATCCTGCAGTAGCAGAAGCATTTGTTGAGTTTGCAGAAAGAGCAGGGGATGCAGGAGAAGCCCCAATGCCATTTACATTGGCAGATGCAGTAACAGAAGTACAAACAGAAGCATTCTTAGCAGACCCACTTGGAGCAGTATTTGAAGTGGATGTTACAGAACTCCTATCCAATTTCTCTGAGTTGGGTATGGACATGACAGACGATCAGAGAGAAAAAGCCCAGGAAGTCATTATCCCAGTAATCATTGTTTCACAGATTGCAAACGTAATGATTGGGATGAGGAGGTAATATGAAAATAATAACAAAGGTTGTGAAGGGATTCTTCACATGGTTAAAAGATGCAGGGGTGGAGATAATCGCACAAGCCTTTACCCTCCTTGGCTTCTTCATAGCATGGCTAACTTTGACGGGATCAGCAAGAGACATTGTTGGTATTGCAGTACTTGCAACCACAGTAGTCTGGCTAATCACAATCCCACTAAGAAAGGAGGACTAAAATGGCGACAAGAAAAAAGGTAGTAGAGGCTCCTAAGAAGGAGCACCCACAAAAGGCTTTGACAAATGTTTTGATGCGTATCGTAGCAGTGTTCGCTGCTTCTGGTCTATCAGTACTTGGTGCTGGAGCAGTAGTAGGAATTGATACAGTCCAGGCAGTTATGCTTGCAGGTTTGTTAGGCGTAGCAACAGTCATCGAAAGACTGGCAAGGGCTTTTTTGGACGATGGAAAACTTACAATCGCAGAAATAAATGATGCATTTAAGACTGTAGACAAAAAGGCTAATTAGTCATTGTAGGTTATAGTTGACAGCCCTCTCTGGGTAATGGTATACTTAAGTATCACCTATCTGGAGAGGGCTTTGTCATGACATGTATTGTTGCTTTACGCCATGAAGAAAAAATTTATATGGCTGGAGATCGTGGAGCATCAGATGATGGAGTTATTCTTGCACTTGAATCCCCCAAGGTTTGGAAAGTTGGTCCTTACTTGATTGGATATGCTGGCTCAATGGATGGTGACAGAATTAGACATAACTTCAGACCATCAGCACCTAATATTAAAGATACAGATAAGTTTATGCATACCAAGTTTATTAAAGAACTTCGTGAATTTTATAATGAATTCTGGATTGATACATCTAAAGAGGGTGAACTTAGTTTGATTATTGGGATTCGTGGTGAAATTTATGAACATAGTTCTGGTGATATGTCTTTATCTAAATACTCATTACCATATATTTCTATTGGTTCTGGATCAGAGTATGCGTATGGAGTTATGTATGCAACAGATAAGCAGAAAAATGCAAGGAATAGAGTAGTCCAAGCAGTAAATGCTGCAATTAAGTTTAACCCATCATGTATGGGTCCAGTTGATGTTGTTAGTTTATGATAAAAGGAAAATAAAATGCTGACTAAAAAGAATATAGAAGATGCTGGATTTTTAAATGTTGATCAATTAGAGGATAATATTTTTTATATAAAAAACTTTTTATCAAATGAAGAAGTTGATATCTTTATGAAAAAAATAAAAGATATACCAGAGACTGACTGGTCTATTTTAAATGAACAGCACCACAAAAGTTTTCATGATAAGTTCTATGATCATAATGATGGATATATAAATGGATCTGTAAGAGAAAAAATAAATAAAATATCATTTAATCTATCTGATATTTGTATTACTGGTTTTGGTAGAATTTTGAGGCAATTGCCTGGAAACCACATGGAAGCACATGTTGATGAAGTTAATGACCAAAATAATGGATCGATTAGGGAGTATGCTGCAGTTATTTATTTAAATGATAAATATCAGGGTGGCGAAATTTCGTATCTAGATCTTAACATAAGCATTAAACCAGAGGCTGGGTCTATGATGATATTCAAAACTGGACCAAAATATCTTCATGAAGTAAAAACTGTAGCAGGAGATGTTCCAAGATATTGTTTGCCAGGATTTATTTTTTCTTCTTGGCTTGACAACACAAGCCTTTAACGATATACTTTATATATGAACGAAGAATTTGAAGAAATTTTAAAAGACATTCAAAATATAGAGTCAGACTTTGACGAGTTTGAAATCTGGCTAGATAATGGTATTCAGCGTGGATGGATTACAGAGCCTTTTTGTAATACTCATGACGGAGATCCATATATGACAGAAGAAGAGCAGAAAGAATGGGAAGAAGGCGGAGATCCCTGCCAAGTAGTTTTAAAAATAAAGGAGAACTAATTATATGTGTGTTATTTGTGTTTCTACTGTAGCAATTGCATCACTAATATCACCTGTCACACCATCTACAGTTTCACTAGAAACTAATCAAAAAAACATTCAGGCATATGAATTTACAAATAAGTCCTGCTCTAAATCAAATCTAAATAAAGTTAAAAATAATCAGATATGTCTTAAAAATGGAAAAGTTTATCGGTGGGCAATAGTTAAAGATGTTGTTAAAAAAACAACCCCAACGCCCATCCCAAAGCCATTGCCTACTCAGTCAGCAGTTCCCACAAAGACTCCAGTTGCTGTTCCAACACCAACTACAAAGCCATTAACCAATATTGAAAAACTTCATATAAAAATAAGAAATTCTTTTAGCGTAAACAGTTCTAAAGAAAATAAAAATAATATTAAACTTAGTTTTGTAAAAAGCCCTAGTATTGATAGTAAAAAAGTAGAAATGATAATGAGTAAATATGAACTTGCTCTAAGCATTTATAATATAGAGTCAAACAAAAAAATAACATGGGTATTTATGGATGAAACAGATAAGTCTTGGTGGCTGAAAACAATTAATGAGTTGGACTCTGGAATTAATTCATCTTGGTGGGACAGCAACGGATGCAGAAAAACTTCCGATTCTGTATGCGTATACGGAAATACAAATCCAAATAACATAATGTTTTATATGATGGTAGGCTCAAATTCTCCATGGGATAATTGGAAAGAGATGCTTATTCATCATGAGTCTGTTCATATGTATCAGATGCTAACATCTAGAAAGGGACACCCAAACTGCTGGATTACAGAAGGTCATGCAAATGCAATAGGGTTTGCAATGTTTTCAAAAGATTTTTCTAATCCAGACTACAGAACTGGTCAGTTCTACAATATTTATTCAATATTTCCTAACTTTAAGCAGTACTCAAAACAAGATTGGGTAAATGAGTTTATTAAGATAAGCAGTAATTTTGAGTTGTGTATGTCAAAGCAAGTTGGATACTCACTCGGAATGCTTGCAATAGAGTCGCTATATTATTTTAATGATGCAACTCTTGTTAATAAGTTCATACTAGATTATTATGCAAACCCAAATAGCATGGAGGCATCACTTAGGTCAGTACTCGGAATTGATCTTAAGACATTTTACGATAACTTTGCAGAGTATTCTATGAACACTCTAAAAGATTAATATATTCTGTAGTAGTATGCTTTGGTAGTGGTATAATTAATACAAAGGAAAAGGAGGCCAGACATGGCAGCAAAAGGATCACTAGAAGCAATCATTGAGGTTGCAAAGAAGGAAGTGGGCACAATTGAAGGCCCAAAGGATAATGAAACAAAGTACGGCGCATGGATTAAGGTAAACTTTCAACCATGGTGCCAATCATTCGTTTCTTGGTCAGCATTTACAGCGGGAGTAAAGTCATTTCCAAAGACTGCATCAACAGTAGCAGCAGCAGATTGGTTTAAGAAGGCTGAGCGTTGGTCAGATGCTCGCAATGATGACCCAACTCCAGGAGACTGGATTTATTTTGATTTCCCAGAAGATGGTGTAAATCGTATTTCACATGTTGGTCTTTGCATCAAGAACAATGGTGATGGAACAATCCAGGTTATTGAAGGAAACACTTCAGGAACTGCAAAGGGAGACCAGCGCAATGGTGGAATGTGTGTAGAAAAGACTCGTGCATATGTAAAGAACAACAAAAAGAAGTTAGTTAATGCTGTAGTTGGTTGGGGTCGTCCAGTTTATACTGGTGAAGAGAATGCTCCACTACTAAACAAGGTAGCATCATCAGCAATAGCGACACCAAAGAAATCAGTAAAGCCTGCTGCAAAGAAGTCATCTGGTGGCGGTGGCGGAAGCACAAATCAGGTAGCACTATAATGGAGTCAAGAAGAAAGTCATTGCTAAAGACTATAAGTTGGCCATTCGTACACTTTACTTTTGTTTCTGGAATAATCTATTTCGTTCTAAAGTACTATACTGGAGAGGCAGAGTGGGAGTATGTCGGTCTTTATGGACTATCGTATCTAACACTAGAAATGACTTTCTTCTATCTTCATGAAAGAATCTGGGCAAGGTTTGGAAAGAAGGTGAAGTAATGAGAATTAAAATTATTAGGTTTGTAGTAAAGGCTTTGGGCTATGAGTGGTCTGGAGATGAACTAAAACTGCCAGTATGGTATGTAAAAGAAAAAAAGAAGAAGTAAAATATGCCAGCATATGAATATGACTGCATGACTTGTGCTGTTAGATACACCAAGGTTCGTGGAATATCTGAAGATGATCCAGGATATGAGTGTGAGACTTGCAATAAGTCTTTAGTTCGTGTATACTCTAATATAGGAGCAGTATTCAACGGTAGTGGATTTTATTCCACTGATAACAGAAAGCGGTAGTATAATGTTTTCAATGGTTAAAGATGAAGTAGTACAGCAATGGGAGTTATCTCCTTCCGATAGATGTGATAGATGTAGCGCTGAAGCCCTGGTAAAGGTTACTGGCATTAGTGGTGAACTGCTTTTTTGTGGACACCATTATAACAAGATCATGGACAATTCTGAAGGATATAAAAAGATGATGTCTTTTGCACTTACTGTTTTAGATGAGCGATCAAAGTTATCATAAAATGCTTAAATTTCATCATATGTGGAGGGGTAAACCTTTATCTTCTTTAGAGTTAAAGGAACTATCTAAAACTTTAGAAGATATTGGTTACGAATCAGTACTGCTTACCTTCCATTCTGATTCGCCAGACTATCTTGTAAAGGCAGCCTCTGCAATTATTCCAGGAAATAAAATAAAGTTTATGATTGCTTTGAGACCATACCATATGAGTCCACAGTATTGTGCTATGGTGACAGAAGGATTCAATCAAATAGAGCCTGGAAGACTTATGTTTAATTGGATTGCTGGCGATTCTCATAATAGGCTAGATGAAAAACCACAAATGGATGTTTATGGCAACACAGAAACTTTAGATAATATAGTAAAAAGAACTACATTTTTGCGTGATTTCGTAAAACAGTATCAAGAGATGCCAGTAATAACTAAAAGGTCAGAGATGGTTTTTAGTGGATATTCTGAGTATACCCTAGAAACAACAAGAATGTTTGGAGGAACTTCTCTTTGCATGATTGATGACTATAGAAATAATATAGACAGGTTTAATGAAATTGAAAAAAGAATGGTTGCAGTTTCTCCAATAATATTAGAAAGTAAAGAAGATGTAGATAAGTACAAACAGTTTTTGCCAACAATAAGTTCTAGATTTTTAGCAATGTCTATTGCTGGAACAAGAGAAGAAGTAAAAAAAGAACTGCTTGAACTTGAAAATGAAGGAATTACAGATGTTCTGATTAATACACACAGGTGGGAATTTTTTGGTCAACCAAATGAACTTAGTAAGAAAAATGATGACTTGGTAAATGAACTAATTAAAGAAATACATACAGAAATGGGAAAGTTAATATGATAATTCAGATAATTGGTTTACCAGGGTCTGGCAAAACAGAATTAGCAATGGCACTAAAAGAAAGAATTAACGCTATTCATCTTAATGCGGATGAAGTTCGTGCAACAGTTAACCTAGACCTAGGTTTTAGTGAAGATGATAGGCTTGAGCAGGCTCGTCGTATGGGAGAGATAGCAAGATTAATTGATAGACAAGGTGTGGCACCAGTTATTGTTGACTTTATATGTCCAACTAATGCGACAAGATCAGCATTTGGTATACCAGATATTTTGGTTTGGGTTGATAGGATAAAGTCTGGAAGATTTGAAGATACCAACAAGATGTGGCAAGATCCAGAAAAGTGCGACATAAGAATCCCTTGTGGAATGACAGTAGAAGAAGAGGTCGAACTTATTATTGCAGCAGGTGGCCTTCACGATTGGTCTGCACCTACAACTCTTATGCTAGGTAGGTACCAGCCTTGGCACGAGGGCCACCACGCCCTTTACAGGGAGGCTGGTAAGAGAACTGAGCAAGTACTTCTTGGAGTTCGTAACACATACAATACAAGCGAAAAAGATCCTCTTAAGTTTGATCAAGTAAAAGAATATATTGCCAAAGATGAATTTATGGACGGCGCATTAGTATTAAGACTGCCAAACATTACTAACATTGTATATGGTCGTGATGTAGGTTATAAGATTGAGCAAGTAGATTTGGGGGCAGACATTCATGCTATATCGGCTACGCAAAAACGTAAAGAGATGGGTATCTAAGGTCTGGAACTTGATTACTAAGCCAAACAATATGGAGTGGCCGTCATGAATGTATCTAAACAAAGATCAGCACTAAAGGCTATTACATGGCGTATAATTGGAACAGCAGATACATTTGTTATATCCTGGGCAATAACTAAAGAACCAGTTACAGCAGGTGCAATCGCAAGTTTCGAGGTATTTACAAAAACAATCCTTTATTACTTCCATGAGCGTGGTTGGAATAAAGTTAAATGGGGGAGAAAATAATGTATGAATACTATGTAAGAAAAGTAGAGAATGTAGTAGATGGAGATACCATTGATGTTCTTATTGATTTAGGGTTTGATATCTTGTTCTCATCTCGTGTGAGACTGGCTGGTATTGACACCCCTGAGTCTCGTACAAAAGATCTTAAAGAGAAAGCGCTTGGTCTTGAGTCTAAAGAGTATCTGAAAAAGGCTTTAAAGGATGCTAAGTCTGTTGTAATCAAGACAGAAAAGATGGATTCGTCTGAGAAGTATGGTCGCATTTTAGGCTGGGTATACATTAATGGAGACACTGTGTCTCTTAACGACATGATGATTAATGACGGTTATGCATGGGGATACCTTGGAGATACAAAAGTCAAAGACTTCGATGCGCTTGCTAAGGCCAGAAAGAAGTCTGGCAAGTGAAAAGTATTTTATATTTTACTGCAGATTGGTGCAATCCATGTGCAAGGACTAAGCCTATTGCAGAACAACTAATCAATGATGGGCTTATTGATTTTACTTTCGTTGATGCTGATTCAGAAATAGAACTTGTTAATAAGTTTAAAATTATGGCAATTCCAACATATATTCTTATAGAAGATGGAATAGAAATAGCCAGAATGAATGGGGCAAAGACTAGGGATCAATTTTTAGAGTTTGCCAATCTTAATGAAAATAGTAAGGGATAGTTATGGAGCGCAAAGTATTACATAAAAATATACATTACTATGAAGGTGCTGTCCTAGACCCGTATGGCCTTATTGAAAAGATTGAGAGCATTGATCATCTACTAAGTGCTGAAACTGGAATATCCAAGTGGGCAGACTGGACTGCCTATCAATCAACATATGCTTTTGGAAAGCAAAAGATGATTAGAGAGCATTTCTTTAATAAAAATCATGAAGCATATAATGAATGCAGATACATTGAAAAAGAGATTACAGATGCAATAATGTTTGCATCAAAAGATTATGAATCTATGCATTTGGGCTTGGACATTGGAATGTTGTGCCCAATGTCAATAAGCAAGTATTTTGTAGGAAGCCAGATGGGAAAGCATACAGATACACATGATGACGATGAGGGAAAAACTATCTCAGTTGTTCTTTATCTAAATGATGACTACACTGGTGGAGAGATTGAGTTTGAAGACCAAGGTCTTTTGATAAAGCCAACTGCTGGAAGCATTATGGTCTTTCCATCAAGAAAGCCATACTTTCATGCTTCAAAGCCAGTACTCTCAGGAGAAAAGTATATTGTTCCAGGGTTTTGGGAAAATCGAGTTCAATTTCAAACTGGATGGCAAGATGAATGAGTTTGACGCTGTAGAAAAACTTGTTTCAGATGGAGGTCTTGAGGTCGTTGGAATAGACAAAGAAACTGGTGAGTTTATGTACAGACCAACAGATAAACTTAAAGATCTTGATTCTAAACTAAGTAATGACATGTCGGCATATTTTTATTCAACAACAATGAAACTTTGGGAAAAAGGATTTTTAGATATGGACATCATGCTTGAGGATCCACTTGTTAAGTTGGCTCCAAAATCTTTTGACACCGAAGCAATAAAGTCTTTAGATAAAAGTGAAAGAGTTGTTATGCAAGAAATTATAAGAGTTCTTATGGGAAAAAAGTGATACAATGAATATTGGGAGGGTAAATTATGAATAGTTCATATGTTGCGATAGGGCTAACAATATTTATGATGCTCTCTATATTTATTTATTCTGTTTTACTTAAAAAAAATACAGGCTCAAAAAGTTATATAGTTAGCCAGTCTATGCTTCTTTATAGATATAATAGTACAAAAAAATATGCAAGAAAACTTGTTGTAAAAACACAGTCAGCAAAGCATTATGATAAAACAAATGTTAAGGTTATTATTCTAGATAGTAATGCATACTGGATAAAAGATAATATTTTTTATAAAGCACCCCTAGTGGGCCAATCAATAGACAAGGATTTGGCAGAAGAAGTTGACACTATTAGCATGGATAAGGTACAATTAGATAAGATGCTTTTTATAATGGATAGACTAAGAGAAGGGATTAACGATGATAGTAGGGGTTCAGGGGACAAATAGTTTTAATAACTACAACATCTTCCTAAGATCAATGGCCGTTGCTCTTTCTGAGTTAGCAGAAACAGACAAAGAGTTTTTAGTATACTCTGCAGGACCAAACAATATAAATATGATGGCAATGGAGTTTGTCAACTTGTCTGAAAGAGGAATGAAATCAAGAGGCAAGTCCATAAAATTTTTCAAGGTCACACCTGATTGGCTAGAAGAAAATGTAAAAGATATTAATCATTTTGCTTTTCTTTCTAACCCAAAGGAACCTGTTTCAAAGATTGTGCACTCATCAAAACTTAATAATATAAATACAAACGTATATACATTTTAATATTGTATGTACCCAAACTGTGCGAAGCACACAACAGAACGGAAACGAAATGAAAAAAATTACTTCTTTAGAGACTATGGAATCAATAGTAAAGAATAACAAGCAACTATCTTGGGATGGATGGACAGTTGTAGAAATTTTTCCATCAGACAAAGCATATTTCTCAAAGTTTGGCGTTTATAAAAATAACAAGTGGCAAATGAAAAAAGAATTTATTCCTTCTAGTCAAGGTTGGGAAATTCCAGATAAGTATGTGAAGTAAATGAATAAGCATAAATGGAAAGATGATGCAGTATGCCTGGACTACGATACAAATTTATTTTTTGATAAATATGAAGATGATGAACTTCTTAGGCCAGCGATAGATGCTTTGTGCTCTTCTTGCTCAGTAAGAAAAGAATGTTTTTCTGTTGGCATATCTGGAAAAGAGTGGGGCGTTTGGGGTGGTGTATACTTAGAAAATGGAGAAGTGTCTAAAGAATTTTCTAGTCATAAA